AATAAGTATGGTGAAACTGGTGAGAAACGCCAGAGAGGTAATAAGTTAAAAGATAAGAAGGATGATAGGAGTATGCATTACGCATGATACCAGTTGAAGGACATAAAAACCTGTTTCGTGATCCAGAAACAGGTGCGATTTTAAATAATGATTCAAAAGGATATGCTCAGTATAATACTAAAAGAACTAGAAGTGCTGATCAGAAGGCAGAACTTGATGAGATGAAAAAAGATATTGATGAGATCAAATCTTTATTGCAACAGTTAGTTAATCATAAAACATAAATAATAGATAGATTCTTGAATTGCTTACATAAATGGCAGACATTAAGGTCAGAGTAGGGCAACAAAATGCCGTAAAAGTCATTTCTTCACTTGCTGGAGCCCAAGGACTCTCCTTAGCTGAACTCAGCGATGTTAATGCTACGAATTTACTTAATGGAATGGTCTTGGTTTATAATGCAACAACACAAAAATGGGACGCAACGTTAACTTTAACGCCTGGTACATCACAGAATTTGGACATCAACGGGGGAAATTTCTAAATGGCTAGCATTATCAGGATCAAACGATCCTCTGGTACTAATAAACCTGCCAGCCTAAATTGGGGTGAAATGGGTTATGTAACTGGCATCGGCAGTTACGGTGGTACTAATCAATATAAAGATAGAATATTTGTCGGTGATGACGGTAGTAATGTTTTCCCAATTGGTGGACATTATTATACCTCTATGATGGAGCACTCACCAGGTGCTATTAATGGTGTACAAAACACAAGAAACACTGACGGTGGTATAGTCGCTGTTCTTGATAACAATAGAAAAGTTGATCAGTGGAATGTAGATAATCTTAGGATGGATGGTAATGTAATATCATCTACAGATACTGATGGAGATATTATATTTGATCCAAATGGAACAGGTGAAGTTAATATTGTTGATGATACTTTCTTATCATTTGGTACAGATCAGGATGTTAAGTTTGAGTATGATGAGGACGGTACTGATAGATTATTAATCTCTGGTAAAGAGGTTATGTTCAACACCCCGTTGAATGTATCTACTCATTCTACTTTCGGTAAACTTAAGTTAGAAGAAAATGTACTTTCTACTGTAAGTGGTGCTGGTGATAAACTGTTTATTGATCCATTCCCCGATGGATTGAGTAATCAGGGTGATGTTATTATTAAAGGTAACTTACAAGTTGATGGTACAACAACTGCTGTTAACTCAACTAATGTAACAGTTAATGACCCAATATTCACAATTGGTGATGTTACTAGTGAAAGAACGGTTATGCAATCCGTTGCTATTGGTATCAATACAATTAGTCTTGATTCTGTTGTTGGTATTAATACTGGTGATATTGTAAGTGGACACGCTTCACTTCCAAATAGCGGTTTAACTACAGTTACTAATTATGATACTAATGCAAAGATGATTACCATTCAAGGTAATACTAGTGCTGGTATAACAACCACATCATCTTTAACAATTACACACGCTTTTGATACTAATACTGATCGTGGTATTGCATTTAATTACAATATTGGTGTTGGTACTGCAAATAGTAAAACAGGTTATTTTGGTTATGTAGATACAGAGTCAAATCCAGACAGTAGTGCTGTTTCTAGATCTTGGACTTATGTTCCAGATGCTTCAGTAGCTGGTAATACTGTAACAGGAACAAGAGGATACTTAGATATTAAAGGTATCTATTATCAAACTGCTGATTACAACACACACGGTGCTGTATACTTTGACGAGAATGGATTACAGACTTCAACTAATAATCCAGCATCTCCGATAATTACATCTAAGCAGATATTAACTGCTGTTACCAAAAATACACTGCCATTACCTAGTAATGTAACAGTTGCTGTTGGTGATATTGTAAGACAAGATACTAGTGGTGCTTATGGTGTAGTTGAATCTGCAGTAAACAATGGTAATTCTATTGATCTAATTGGTGTTGAGGGAACATTTACTAATACTTACAATATTAGAAAAGAAGGTGCTAATGGTTCTATTGAAAATCTTGCTGTAATACCAGCTTCAGTTTCTATCATATATACTAATAAGCCTCACTGGTCTTCAACCCTTGATGGTGGAACTTTCTGATTCTAATACAATGCAACAAAATAATGGTGATGTTGATGTCAATGTCCTTGTGAGTTTATATAATCAAAAACTTGCACAATCATCAAATCAAGTAATACTTCTTGAAGCGAAATTGCAAACATTGAAAAAAGATTTTGAGGAAGAGGAAAGAAATCTTCAACAAGAAGTTCTTTCCTTACAAGAAGAATTATTGAAATTAAAAAAGACCAAGAAAACTGATAGTTAAGAGATGGCAAAACCAGCAAGTAGAACACAATTAGTCGATTACTGTTTAAGGAAGCTGGGTGCTCCTGTATTGGAGATTAACCTTGATGATGATCAAATAGATGATCTAGTTGATGATGCCATACAACTCTTCAATGAACGCCATTTTGATGGTGTTGAGAGGATGTATCTTAAGTATAAAATTACTCAAGATGACATTGATAGGGGATCTGCAAAAAATACTGATGGTGTAGGAATTGTAACTACTACTGCAACTGCAACAGCAGTTCCTGGTATTGGAACAACAATAACAAGTAATTGGTATGAGACTTCTAATTTCTTACAAGTTCCAGATTCTGTAGTTGGTATAGAAAAAATATTTAAGTTTGATACTAGTACTATATCAGGTGGAATGTTTAGTATTAAATATCAATTATTTTTAAATGATCTTTATAACTTTAATTCAGTAGAATTACTTCAGTATGCAATGACTAAATCATATCTTGAAGATATTGATTTTTTACTTACAACTGATAAGCAAGTAAGATTTAATAAGAGACAAGATAGATTATATTTGGATATTGATTGGGGTTCTGAATCTGTAGATAATTGGATTGTTCTTGATTGTTATAGGGCATTAGATCCAACATCATTCACTCAAGTTTATAATGATCCCTTTCTTAAATTGTATCTCACTGCTCTCATGAAGAGACAATGGGGACAGAATTTAATTAAATTCCGTGGAGTTAAGTTACCTGGTGGTATAGAACTTAATGGTAGAGAAATTTTTGATGATGCTGAAAGAGAAATAGAGGGACTCAGATCAAGAATGTCTTCAGAATACGAATTACCACCGTATGATTTTATTGGGTGATAAGATATGGCACTCAATCCGTTTTTTCTACAAGGAACATCTTCAGAGCAGAGATTAGCTCAAGATTTAATAAACGAACATCTAAAAATTTATGGTGTTGAAATAACATACATTCCACGAAAGTTTGTAGGTAATGATAATATTTTTAATGAGATACAATCATCTAAATTTGATGATAACTTTGCCATAGAAGCATATGTTAATAACTATGAAGGATATGGTGGAGCAGGGGATGTTCTAACAAAATTTGGAATGAGTTTAAAGGATGAAGTAATCCTTACTATTTCCAAGGAAAGGTATGAAGATTTTATATCACCATTTCTTTCTGCTAATGATGATGGAACAGATACTAGTGAAGTAACATTATCAACTAGACCAAGAGAAGGAGATCTTGTTTATTTTCCACTAGGTCAAAGATTATTTGAAGTCAAGTTTGTAGAGCATGAAGATCCATTCTATCAGTTGGGAAAGAATTATGTCTTTCAATTAAAATGTGAACTCTTTGAATATGAGGATGAGGTTATTGATACTTCTATCGATGCAATCGATACTCAAGTTCAAGATGAAGGATATATTAGTACACTTAATTTGATAGGTGTTGGAAGAACAGCAACAGCACAAGTAACAATAGGTACTGGATATGTTAGAGAAATATTCCTGAATAATGATGGATATAACTATACATCTCCACCAGTAATTACATTTACACCATCACCTGCAGGAGATGATGCAAAAGGTGTTGGTATTTTAACTACTGTAGGAAATATTACATCAATTAAAGAAATATTGATGACAAACTCTGGTGCTGGTTATACAACTGAACCTACAATTACTATTTCAGGTGGCGGTGGAGCAGGTGCAGCAGCTACTTGTTCTATTGAGACTGTTTATGATGGTGTAATTAGATTTACTATGATTGATGGTGGAGTCGGATATAGTACAGTGCCTACGGTATCAGTTACTCAACCAGGTGCAGGAACCACTGCAATTGGAATTGCATCTATAGGATATGCAGGTGATAGTCAAGTTGTTAAGAGTGTTTATGTAAGTAATCCTGGTCGTGGATATGCATCAGTACCAACTGTATCCATTGCACCACCACCATCTATGTCTGGTATTGGTACATTCCAATTTAATGAAATTGTTCAAGGATCTAGATCACAAGCACAAGCAAGAGTTAAGAATTGGGATGCAGATACTAATATATTATTAGTAAGTAATGTTGGAATTGGATCTACTATTTCTGGATTCTTTAGGGGTGAAAGTATTATGGGTCTAGAATCTGGAGCATCTTATAGTTTGGGATCATATAATTCAGATGATGCTAATGATAAATATAGTGATGGTGATGAGTTTGAAAGTTTTGGTGACGATATTTTAGACTTTACTGAATCAAATCCCTTTGGTACTTACTGATGTTAGGAACATATTTTTATCACGAAATAATAAGAAAAACTGTTGTTGCTTTTGGAACACTTTTTAATGATGTCTATGTTAGGCATCATGATTCTGCAGGTAAGGATATTTCAGAAATGAAGGTTCCTATTTCATATGGACCTAGACAAAAATTCCTAGCAAGAATTCAACAACAACCAGAATTAAATAAAGCAACTCAGATAACATTACCTAGAATGTCTTTTGAGATGAATAGTATTACATACGATCCTTCAAGGAAGTCTGGAATTGCACAGACATTTAAGGCAAAAGATGGTAATAAAATTAAAAAAGTTTTTATGCCTGTTCCTTATAACTTAGGATTTGAATTAAATATTCTTACTAAGTTACAGGATGATTCTCTACAGATTGTAGAACAAATATTACCATTCTTTCAACCAGGTTTTACTTTAACTATTGATCTAGCAGATCAAATTGGTGAGAAAAGAGATGTTCCAATGGTTCTTGATGATATTTCATTTACTGATGATTATGAAGGTAATTTTGAAACTAGAAGAGCATTGATTTATACTTTGCGATTTACAGCAAAGACCTATATGTTCGGACCTATTGCAGATTCTACCGATGGTCTTATTCGTAAGGTTCAGTTGGATTACTATACCGATACTAATACGAGAACTGCTACTCGTGAGATGAGATATAGTGTGAAAGCAAAGGCGAAGAAAGATTACAATGAAGATACTGTTATTGACCAATATGATGATCCATTAATTGAACCAGGTGATGATTTTGGATTCACTGAAGAAAGAACATTCTTTGGCGACAATAAGGATTACAGCCCCACTCGTAAAGTAGACATCTAATGAAAACATTTAACGAATTTTCCGAAGGACTAAAACAAGCACGTAAAAATGTTGGTGCTGATAAATGTTGGGATGGTTATAAGGCAAAAGGAACTAAGAAGAAGGACGGTAAGGAAGTTCCTAATTGTGTAAAGGAAGGTAAGAAAAAAGGTCTTTGGGATAATATCCATGCTAAAAGAAAGCGTGGTGAGAAACCAGCAAAACCAGGTGATAAAGATTATCCAAAAACATTAAATGTTGATGAGGGTGCTGCTTGGACAAAAAAATCAGGTAAAAATGAAAAAGGTGGTTTAAATGAAAAAGGAAGAAAATCCTACGAAAGAGAGAATCCAGGCAGTGACCTTAAAGCTCCTTCAAAGAAAGTTGGGAACCCTCGTAGAAAGAGCTTTTGTGCGAGGATGAAAGGTATGAGGAAGAGACAGAAACCTTCCAACAATACTGGAGATGATAGATTATCTAAATCATTAAGAGCTTGGAACTGTTAATCATGAAAAATAATTATGATGATTTGAATGATGCATTTAATACTGAAGATGATGTTGTTGATGTAGAAGTTAGCAACACACCAGAAGCTGGTTGTGTCCGAAGAAAGGATGCAATCACCGATATCAGCGATGATGCTGATAAGGATTATAAGTATGCAAGAGCACAGTTATATTCACTAATAGAGAAGGGACAGGAAACTTTAAATGGAGTTATGGAACTTGCTGGCGAAAGTGCAAGTCCTAGAGCATATGAAGTTGCTGGACAAGTATTAAAATCAACTGCTGATATTACAGATAAGTTAGCAGATCTTCAGAAGAAAATGAAAGATTTAGATGAAGATAAACCCAAGGGTCCAAGTTCTGTTACAAATAACGCAGTTTTTGTTGGTAGTACAACTGAATTGCAAAAGATGCTGAAGAAAGAGATTCTAAATACTAATGAAGATACTTAGAAGTCATGTCCGAAGTTAATAACATAATAAAAAGTGGTATCGATACTTTTAAGGATCAATTAACTACAAGTAAATCCTTTAAGAAGTTTAAAAATAAAGCCACTAAGTTTGGAGAAACTGGTCAATTTAATGTAAAGGATTTTTCTAATTTAGGAAAACCTCTAATGAAAGACTTTAAGAAATCAGGTAAAAATGCTGCCCTTAAAACTTTAAAGGGATTGACGGGTATGTTAGAAGGTAATAGAACAAGATATAAGGGAGTTGGTTTATCTGGATCAGGTAATAAGAAAGATATGTCTAAAGGACCAAATGAAAAGGCTGTTGTAGATTATTCGAGGATACAGGCAAAAGCACCAATAACTAATGATGGTAAGAAAACTGTAAATCCTGCAAAGAATCAGGTATTATCAGCATCTTATAATCATTATAGTTGGAGAGATAGTTTTACACCAATAGAAATTGAATCCGTTGATATAATTAAACCAGAACCATTGGTAAAGGAAGGTGTTGCAGCAGCAGTAGCAAAAAAAATTCCTTGGAAAAATGTTGCTAAAGGTGCTGCTAAAGTTGGAGGAGCAGTTTTTGCTGCTAAGAGTGGTGAAGATCTACTCAAAGGATTACTTGGAACACCAAGTAGACCAAAGGCTACTGATTGGGATGTAAATCCTAAAGATAAGATAGATCAAGAACTTAATGTTAAACAGGGTCAAGCAAAGGATAAGGCAAAGAATAAACCTTTCGATAAGGAAATGAAAGCTTTCCGAAAAGGTAAAAAGAATCTAACCGATGAAGATAAGATAAAAAGATTAAAAGATGCAGCAGCAAAGTATAGAGGTAAGAAGTAATGAAAGTATTATCTGCTGAAACAAATCTAGGATCTGCTACTAGTGTTAATAATTCGTCAGTATTAAGAGTCTTTAATAGTGACTCTTCTAATACCATGACTGTCACTA